GGTGAAACAGGAATTGACATTGCTCCAAAAGGTGCAGACAAAAGTCAAATTATTGAAGATTTTAACACAACAAGAGATGAAATTTGGTTTTTCGGTGATCGGATGGATAAAGGTGGTAATGATTATCCACTTGCAAAACTTATTAAAAAAACACGTCACGTTCAAAAATGGCAAAACACTTGGGAATATCTGTCGTGGTTTCGTGAACAAGGAATAGCACAATGAAAATATTATTAACCGGTCATAAAGGATTTATTGGATCTAAACTAATGAAAGTGCTCGAAAAAGATCATTCAGTTACAGGTTTAGATAAACAAGACGATTTCGATTTACTGTATGGAGTTCTTCCTAAAACTAAATTTGATTTAGTAATACATTTAGCAGGACGGAGCGGTGTACGTGAAAGTATTAAAGATCCTTCAAGTTATTGGATGAACAATGTAGAAGCAAGCAGACGCTTGTTTGAACGATATGGTGACAACACACGTATACTATATGCGAGCAGTTCGAGTGCTTACGAACCCGATTTGAACCCTTATGCGGCATCTAAGTATGTATTAGAAGAACTTGCTGAACGTTATCCAGATACACTAGGTATGCGTTTCCATACAGTATATTCAGACGATTGTCCAAGAGAAAATATGTTTTTTAAGAAATTACGTAACGGTACATTAGAATATACAACCAAGCATTATAGAGATTTTATACATTTATTAGATGTTATTGACGCAATCAATATTTTGATTCGTAACAAACATATAAATGGTGTAATAGATATTGGTACAGGTCTGCCAATTAAAATCCAAGACTTAGCACCAGATTTACCGGTGCGTCTAAATACCCCTGGAGAGCGTGAATGGACTTGCGCTAATACAGAAAAAATGAAGGCGTTGGGCTTTAAACCTAAATATAAGGTAGAAAAGTTCTTGACAAATGAAGATAAAGGCAATATAATAAACTTATTCAATGGAGAATCGTAAATGAAAGACATCTTACAAGACGTGGTAGCACATACACACGCACTAGGCTTTCTATCGCTTGTAAAAGTAAGCAACGAAGAAGGCACACAAATTGACTCGATGGCAGAAGATCGTTCTGTTATTTTAACTGCATCAACTGCATCGCAAGTAAACGAGTTCAAAGGCACATTTGGAATGCCAAACTTAGACAAACTAAGTTTGCATTTGAAAAACCCAGAATACAAAGACAATGCAAAGATTAATGTTGTAGAAGCAGAACGCAATGGCGAAACTGTTCCAACACACATTCACTTTGAAAATGCAGCAGGTGACTTCCAGAATGACTATCGCTTTATGAATAAAGCGATCATCGAAGAAAAACTTAAGACTGTTAAGTTCAAAGGTGCAGCTTGGGCAGTAGAATTTACTCCAAGTATGGCAGCTATTGCACGTATGAAACTTATGAGTGCGGCACATTCAGAAGAGCCTACGTTTAACGTAATGACCAAGGACGGCAACCTAGTATTCAGCTTTGGTGATGCAAGCACACACGCAGGCGAGTTTGTATTTGAAGCAGGAGTTGAAGGTACACTTTCACACACTTGGAGTTGGCCTGTAGCACAAGTACAAGCAATCTTAAACTTAGACGGCGACTTAACTATGAGCATTTCAGATCAAGGTGCAATGAAAATTACAGTAGACAGCGGTATGGCCAAGTATGACTATATCCTGCCAGCACAGAGTAAGTAATATGAAATATTTTAATTGGATATTTTATGCAATGTTGATTGTTGCTGGTATATTGACAGTTTCAGTAACACAACAAATGGAAGAGAGATTTCGACTCATTGAGTCACAAATTGATGAAATGAACATAATGTTAAAGGATATGTCTCAATGATGCCAGCAGAACAATATTCTCCAAGCAACTTAAATGTGAAGAAATAAATGAAAAAAGACTTAACCGCAACACAAAACGATTACGCTAGATTTCTACCAGCACTGAGTGGCTTTTATGCAACTTATGTAGGTAAACAGCGTTATGATGAGTATGTAGATAAGTCACGTATTCCTGCAAACTTTACTCACGGTGTTGAAAGTCTTAACTATCTTAACAAAAATGAAGGTCAATTTCAGTATCAATGGACACTGTATTCAGCAGGACACGCTGAACTTGATATTAACAAACACGCTCCTAAAGAAGATATGGTGCGTAACAGAGATAGAGAAAACAGTTGGATACTTGGAGACTCTGGTGGTTTCCAAATTGGTAAGGGTGTATGGGAAGGTGACTGGAAAGATCCTAACTGTCCTAAAGCACAAAAGAAACGTGACGGTGTTCTTCGCTGGATGGACGCTTATATGGACTATGGAATGATACTTGATATTCCAGCCTGGGTAGCACGTTCACCGGAAGGTGCAAAAGCAACAGGCATTAGTACATATGCAGAAGCAGTTAAAGCAACACGTATCAACAACGACTATTGGATGAAGCATAGAACAGGTGCTTGTAAGTTCCTTAATGTTCTACAAGGTGAGAATCACGCAGACGCAGATGACTGGTATGAACAGATGAAAGATTACTGTGATCCAGTTAAGTATCCCGACAATCACTTTAACGGATGGTCAATGGGTGGTCAGAATATGTGTGATGTGCATCTAGTTCTTAAACGTATTGTAACACTACACTTTGACAACTTATTACAAAAGGGTGTACACGATGTAATGCACTTTTTAGGTACATCAAAACTAGAATGGGCTACATTGCTTACTGATATTCAAAGAGCAGTACGGAAAAATTATAATGAAAACTTTACTATTACTTTTGATTGTGCTAGTCCTTTTCTCGCAACCGCGAATGGACAAATATACATTCAAAATGAAACAGCGGATCGCTCGAAATGGACATATCGAATGGTGCCGTCCGTTGACGATAAAAAATATGCTACAGACAACCGTCTCTTTAGAGATGCTGTTATTTCAGATGGGGTATTTAAGAACTTTGAAGACAGTCCTATCACTGCCGAACTCAAAGTATCGGACGTTTGTACATATGCTCCCGGAGATTTAAATAAGATAGGGAAAGAAGGAAAAACATCGTGGGATAGTTTTTCGTATGCGATCCAAATGGGTCATAACGTGTGGAGTCACATTAATGCAGTTCAAGAAGCAAACAGACAGTACGACAATGGGATCATTCCGAAAATGCTTGTACAAGAGCAATTTGACAGGATTCTATTTAGAGATGTTGTGGAAGAAATATTTGCAATTACAAACAAAGACCAAGCTCTAGCCAAGATTGAAGAATATTCTAAGTTTTGGATGGCAATTCCAGGTACTAGAGGTGCAATTGGTAAAAAGACTGTTAATTCTAGTACTTTTTTTAATAACTTGTTCGAGGTAGAAGAACCTATTGTTGAAGACGATGTACTAGACGAGACTAAGTTGGAGGAACTTGAGGATGAGCAATTATGATAACGTGGAAGATAAACTTCGAGCCCATTACGAAGAGCTAAAACGGAAACATCGAGAGCTTGACGAAGAACTTGAAACCAAGTATAATAATATGACAGTAACAGAAGAAGTTCGTAGAATGAAAACTATGAAACTTTATTTAAAGGATGAGATGCATCGAATAAATGCATACTTGATACAGAAAGGCTTGGAATAGCTTGATAAGAAGTTTGAAAGATACTGAAAAAGCATTAGTAGAAGACGATCCTGTTCGTCCACATATTCCGTATGAAAAAAGATTTGAAGACGGACGTAATGTTATAGCACTAGAAGAAGATGGTAACGTTGTTGCTATCGTCTGTACAGCACTGTGTAACGATGTACCGTTAACCGAAGAGGAAATGTTTAATTATGCTAATCCTTGTGGTGACATATTAGTTGCATACACAGTTTGGAGTTATAGTCGAGGTGCAGGAAGAACTATTATTAATACTCTTAGAGAGTGTGCTATCGATGATAATTGTAGTAAACTAGTAACACTTAGCCCTTTAACCGAAATGGCAGAAAAGTTTCATATACGTAACGGTGCAAAACTTTTACGTAAAGGCGGAATTTGTCAAAATTTTGAGTACGATTTATGAAAAGAGATTACAATACAGGTACAAAAGATCAAGTTACATTCTTCACAGGTGTAGAAGTTGAAAAGACTCCTGCGTTTGGTTTGAAGACATTGTTTGTAACTGGTGTACAACCTTGTGATATTATTCAAAAGCATTACGATGAAGAACAATGCGAACACATCTTCTTTGGTGCTAATCATAGTTTCAATCCTGGTACTAACTTTCCACAAGATGCTGAGCAATGGGATCCTTGGGACAATATGATTAAGGCGTTTTTAACTGCTGGTAAACTATGTAGTTTAGATATTCCTATTTCACTTGCAGAGGCATTTTTAGAATCACCATTGATTGAATACGACAACTTTATCCCACAACTTCGCGTTCCAGTGCCTTACGCAAAACTGTGGAACTACAACACTATGTTGAAGATTGATGATAAAGACTTTAAGGCAACTAATCCTGGCGTTTGGTGTCATAGTTTACACGATCTGTTAGATAGAGAAAAATTTACAGATTGGGGCAAATATGGCCTTGACAAAGTTATCAAATGAAAGTATACTATAAACAATGCAAGAAAGATATTATGATTATATGGTACGCAGATCTAGAGAAGAAGACGCAAAAATGACAGAAGCAAATACTATTCACGTCCCAATGACAACAGCAGAACGCAGTATTTGGGTAACCTTTTCAAAAGAAGGTGTACATATGTACCCAGGTGCTGACACAGATCCTAAACTAGCAACTGGTGATTGGGATGACGTTAGTTTCCTTGGCATTCCACATCGTCACATATTCCATTTCCGTGTCCGTATTGAAGTGTTTCACAACGATCGTGACATTGAATTTATCCAGTTTAAACGCTGGATGCAAAGACTCTATGATGTCGAAGGCGTACTAGAGCTTAACCACAAGAGCTGTGAGATGATTGCAGACGATCTATATAAAGAAATCTCTAACAAATACCCCGGCCGGTTTGTAGAGATCAGCGTAGCTGAAGATAATGAAAACGGCTGTTCGATTTTTTACCCTACTAAATGACAAAGAGAGAGAAATCAAAATGTCTATCAAGTTCAATCGTGATGCATACACGAAAGTTTTTAACGACTTGGATAAATTCCGCGACTACTGTCGCTTCGAAGGTAAAGTTTTTAACGAAGCAGACCTTTATAAGAAAGATGCACCTGTTTGGCAGGCGTATCAAAAACATCAAAATTATCTTCGTGCAAAAGCACGTAACTTAGGACGGAACATAAGTCAACGGAGAAATTAATGACTATCTATATTGTAGACATCGAAGCAGTAGATACTAGATACACAAAGCAATGGAAGGAACATCTTCCACGGCAACTGCAACGAGCTACAAACGAAGAAGTTGTTACTATCAGCGGCGGAGAAACTCCTCAGGCAACTACGCCTGGGGCATTTCTTAACTTCGGCGGTACTAACGTTTATAAAAGTAAACAACTAGAAAAAATAGGAGAAATGTTTTGCAATGGATCTGTTAAAGATGGTGACTATTTTCTCTATACCGATGCCTGGAATCCTACAGTTATTCAACTACGCTATATGGCAGAGCTATTGGGTGTTGATATTAGCATTGGTGGTTTGTGGCACGCAGGTAGTTATGATCCGCAAGATTTTTTAGGTAGACTTATAGGTGATAAGCCTTGGGTTCGACACGCTGAAATGTCAATGTTTGAATGTTATGATGATAACTTTTTTGCAAGCGAATTCCATATTGATATGTTTACAGATACAATGATGGACGACTACAATGTTGATATGGATAAAATACATCGTGTTGGTTGGCCTATGGAGTATCTAAAGAACAGTTTAGACAGTTACAAAGGTATGGAAAAACGAGATCTTATCTTGTTTCCACATCGTATTGCTCCGGAAAAGCAAGTTGACATTTTTAAAGATCTTGCAATTAAATTACCTCAATATGAATTTGTAGTATGTCAAGAATATCCATTAACAAAAAATGAATATCATAATTTGTTAGGTGAAGCAAAACTTGTGTTTAGTGCTAACTTACAAGAAACACTTGGTATTAGTTGGTACGAAGGCGCACTAGTAGATGCTATTCCAATGGTTCCTGATAGACTAAGTTATTCAGAAATGGCACTGCCTGAGTTTAAGTATCAAAGCGAGTGGACTGAAGATTATGATGCTTATACGGATAATAAAGACAAAGTTATTGCACAGATCGTTGAGTATATGGAAAACTACGATGACTTTCTTGTAAGTTTAGATAAGCAAAGAACAAAATTAAACAAAGAATTTTTTAGCGGTACAGATCTTTATAGGACGATTGTAGATGAATAATGAAGATGATTTTACCTTTGACATTTCTAGCACTTTGAATATCGGTGACATTACTATCAGCGATTCAAGTAAGGATACTATTACGATAGATCTTGGTAACAATATGACTAGCACATTTGATACTACTTATACAGTTGACTCATCAAATATGTATACAGGAACTACTGATGTTAACATTGACTGGATTTATAATAAGATAAACATAGATCCAGACAAGGTAGAAAATATGTGCAAAGAATATCCTGCTCTAGAAAAAGTATGGCGCAATTTTAAAAGTGTTTATGATATGGTGTTACAAGACTACGAAGGCAAAAAGAAAGCAGGTGAACTTGATGACGACATCCCGTTTTAAAATTACCGACTATGCTAATGGTTTTATAAAGACCTATGACGACTTACTGACACATTCTGAACACGATAAATTATTGAGAGAGATGTTTAATTTACAGTTTTCATACGGTGAAACAGATGAAGCAAACACTCCGCCAAGCGGTATGATATGTGATTTAAATCCTGATCAACATTATACACATAATATATTAGAGACCTATCTAAATGACCTTAATTTTCTACAGGATTGTTACATCGATCGAAGTTATGTGAATATATTTGGTCCGAACGAGAGAACTTATTTTCATCACGATTTTACAGAATATACAGCACTATATTATCCCGGTCCTAGTTGGAATATTAACGATGAAGGAGAAACAAAATTCTTCTTTACAAACAATCCTTTTGATTGTATACTACAAGAACAATCTGAAGATATGCCAGTAATGATCTCTATTGCTCCTATTCCTAATAGGCTAGTAATATTTAAGGGAGACGTATTGCACTCTGCAACTAGTTTCAGAGAGTCGCATAGATTTAGTATTGCATTTAAATTTTTGAGGAAAGATGTATGATTAAGAAACATTATTATACCTGGACAGACGTAGAACGTATGTGTATCAGCATTGTTAATCAAATGTATAAAGACGGTTGGCGTCCTGATTACATTGTAGGCATTACACGAGGCGGCAATGTACCTGCTACTATTATTTCAAATATGACTGGTATTCGCTGTGAAGCACTTAAAGTTAGTTTGCGTGATGCCGAAGGCCACAATGAAAGTAACTGCTGGATGTCTAGCGATGCATTTGGATATGTTGAAGAGAATGAACGTGAAATTTATAAAGCACGTTGGGATATCAGTAAGCGTAAAAACATTCTTATTGTAGATGATATCAACGACACAGGTGCTACGTTTAACTGGATTAAAGAAGACTGGCGAGACAGTTGTTTGCCTGACGAAAGTAGTTGGGACACCGTATGGCATAAGAATGTTCGATTTGCTACTATCACAGACAACCTATCAAGCGAGTTTGACGGGAAGGTAGACTACAGTGTACACGAAGTAAACAAAGCAGAAGAAGATGTTTGGTTAGTTTATCCTTGGGAGATTGTCGGTGCGTATGCGTGATGACCTGATGGTCCAGCAGCAGGTAGAATCAGTATGGCAACATATGGTTGGCGTTATCTGCCTTAACCTTACTAACCGCAAACAAGTAAAAGCAGTACTGCCTACATTTTTTAGCAAATGGTCTTGTGCAGACGCTTTATTACACGCTACACGCAACGAAATAGAAGAAGTCATTGCACCTTTAGGTATGCGTAAAGTACGTGCAGAACGCTTATATCGTATGAGTGAACAGTTTAATGACTGGGACGGCAATGATGCTACAGAATTATATGGCATTGGTAAATACGGAAGCGACAGTTATGAACTGTTTTATAAAAAGCGTGTTCCGGAAAATGTAGGCGATCACGAACTTAAGAGATATGTTGAGGAAGAATTTTATGGGTAGAACTGTGTTCTTAGGTGACAGTCACGCTGCCGGATATTGGGTAGAGCCTGATCAAACTGTTCATCAGTGGGAACATAACTACGGTAATAGTTATTCAAAAGAACACAATAAAGATGTTGTAGTTTATGCTACACCCGGTGCCTGTAATAAGAAATATCCTATTTGGCTTAAATCTATGCTAGATCGTTATAATGATATTGACGAAGTTTTTGTACAAAGTACATACTGGAATAGATGGTTAATGGGTGCTAGTAAAAGTTTAGATTACGGCGATGGCACTAAAAGTGATATGTTCTTAGATGATAGATATGTTTGTCCTAACAATAAGCATATTAAATATTACACAGATTGGCGAGCTACAGATGATTTTATCGAAATTCCGGAACAATGTCGTGCAGAATTATTTGAACAGTTTAAAGGTTTATACTTCGACGACGATAATATTACTCCTGACTGGGCACCGTTTCACGAAAAATATCCTTACACAAAACTATATAATGAAAGTTTAACACATCTACAATATAGAGATTATCTAAGCGATATGTATATTATTAATGCGTTATGTAAAGAACGTAGTATCAAATGGTATCTTTGGACAATGAACGAACGAGTTTACTTTCCAAAACATTTTGATTTATTTGGTCCATTATCTGAATGCACTATTGCAGCCAAGAGTGCAGAAAGCTACTTACAAGAAAGTTTAAATATACACATAGAAAACAATACATTAGATGGCGAGCACTATCCAGAAAGTACTCATCAACTTATAGCATCTAATTATTTTGATTACTTAAAGGGGAATAATAATGAGTGAGTTGTATACACTTTGGCAAGCAAAAAACGCAGGTGTTGCTCCCTGGGAAGATGAAATATTTTCAAATGATGATTTTGTAGTATACAGAGACAAGTATCCTGTATCAGAAGCAGGTCATTTCTTAATTGTGCCAAAGAAAAATACTGATGAAGAAATACAAAAAGGATTTCGTTATGCTATATCTGTCGGACGAGAAAGAGTATTAGATGATGCATTGCCTATAACAGGATTTAATGTAGGAATGAATGTAGGCGACAGTGCTGGACAGACTATTAATTATCCGCACATTCATCTTATCTTACGCACAGATGGAGATATGGAAGATCCAACCGGAGGGATTAGAAACATTTTTCCGGGCAAAGGTAATTATAGAAAATAAGGAAAGGACTATGGAGTTGAAGGAACAAATGGTAAATGCCGCAAGGAAACACGCAGAGGCGGAGTTAGAATTGCACAAGACAAACATCGAAGTTTATATGCAAAAAGTAGTAGGCATCGGTGAACATTCTGATATTATTGAAACGATACAGAAAGAACTAGATGCAATGGCGGCTGCAAATGATCGATTAGAAATGCTAGAAAAATACTTTTCTGGTTGACAAATAACCTAAATAAGTGTATACTGTATATAAATGAATTGCAGTATACACGGCAATCCACTGCCTTAACATCGGAGAATAAAATTGAGCAGATCAAAACAAATACTAGCCCGTTTGCAAGACGCAAACATTCGCTATTGGGCCGGCGACAACATTTCAGAAATACTACAAAACGGTGATAAAGAAGCACTAATTGACGATGCTACAGTAGCATTTGAAGGTGTGCTCGACGCACTATTAATTGATCGACATAACGACCCTAACTCACAAGGTACTGCAAGACGTCTTGCTAAAATGTACTTTAATGAAATTATGGCAGGACGTTATGATCCTATTCCAAGTGCAACTGCATTTCCAAATGATAGCGACGACCGTTACGAAGGTATGCTTGTAGTGCGTTCAGAACTAAAGAGTATGTGTAGTCATCACCATCAGCCAGTTACTGGTACTGCATATATTGGTATTATTGCGGCTGAAAAACTTATTGGCCTTAGCAAGTATACACGTATCGCACAGTGGTGCGCTCGACGTGGCACACTGCAAGAAGAACTTGCTAATGATATTGCACGTGAGATTCAGAAAGCAACAGGTGCAGAACACTTAGGTGTTTATATTCAGGCAACACACGGTTGCTGTGAGAATCGCGGCATCTTGGCACATAGTTCACTTACACAAACAACTGTACTTAAAGGTGCATTTAAAGACGATACAGGAACTAAGAAGGAATTCTTTGACAACATTAAGTTGCAACAGGAATTTGCTTGCTAATGTTAGATAAGCATTTTAGTACTCCTATATATTGTAAACACTTTACGAGATTCGAGTCGGAAGGTATGCAAAAAGAAATAGGAAGCATTATCGATGAACTAAATTTTGATAAAGTCCCTGAGTGGGGTCCTAGCAATCATAGTATTAGTGATCCTACTTTTAGGTCAACTTTGTTCGGTACATACAATATGCCTAATACTGTTACAAAGATTTTATCTACAGTAAACGAATATATCAACTCATTAAACAGCAATAAGAATTTTGCTGTTGATATTAAAGAATCTTGGCTTACTGATACTAGAAAGAACGAACATACTATTCCACACAATCACGGTGCATTTGATATTTCAGGAGTGTACTATTATGCAACAAATTCTAAGGACGGAGACTTACATTTTGTAAATCCTTCTCCTATTACAGATACTAGTAAATTTATTGACGATACTCAATATATCAAATATATGCCACAGGTAGGGCTTATGTTATTATTTCCTAGCTGGCTTACACATTTTGTGAACGAAAACGAAACAGACAACCGTAGAATTAGCTTGTCTTTTAACATTGAATTAACGGAGGAATAAAATGAAACTAAGATACTCTGAAGCATTTTATAGCGTACAAGGTGAAGGCAAGTTTGTAGGAGTGCCTAGTGTGTTCTTACGTACATTTGGTTGTAACTTTCGTTGTATGAACTTTGGTCTTAAAAATGAGCCAATGCGTGACGAGAAACAAAAACAAGGTATTATTCATAATGCCGAAGTACAAGCACTGCTTGATGCAGGAGTACATAAGACTACAGAAAAATTTGAGGACTTGCCTATTATTCATACAGGTTGTGATACATATGCAAGTATCTACCCAGAATTCAAACACTTTAACAAACAAGCAGAAGTTGACGAAGTGGTTGAACATCTATTGTCACTTACACCAGAAGGTAAGTGGACAATGGACAATGGACAGGACATACACTTAATTATGACCGGTGGCGAACCTTTGTTGGCGTGGCAACGATTGTACGTCGAATTATTCGAGCATCCACGAATGGCGGACTTAAAAAATGTTACATTTGAAACAAACACTACACAATCTTTACACAACGATCTCTACAACTATCTCAACGATAGCGACAGACTTACGGTCACTTGGAGTTGTTCCCCAAAACTTAGCGTTAGCGGAGAACCTTGGGAGACTGCTATTAAGCCTGATATTGCTCGCGAGTATAGCCTTGTTGACGGTAGTGAACTTTATCTCAAGTTTGTTGTCGCTACTCAAGATGACTTTGACGAAGTTACAAGAGCTGTGGACGCTTACAGAAATGCCGGGGTACAATGTCCGGTATATCTTATGCCACTTGGAGGACGTTCGGAAGAGTACAATCTCAATGTTAAAGAGGTTGCCGAAGCGTGTATGGAAAGGGGCTGGAGATTCACCCCAAGACTCCACATATCACTCTTTGGAAACGCCTGGGGGACTTGAGAATATGTTTGATGAGGAACAATTTATTAATGATCAACACAAACGAGCAATGCAAGCACAGATTGACTCGCCCGAAAAACGTGCAAGAGAGGCAGGACTATAATGGGATGGTGGAGTAAACTAGTAAGAGATGCAGGAATTAAAAAGAAAATTGATGAACCTGTAAAAGAAAAGACGCAAGAAGACATACGTCGAGAAGCATTAGACGCAGAGAAAGAAGCCGCTACTAAAGCAGGAGAACCTTGGGTTGCTGTATTAGATACGCAAATTAATCCAGACAACATTCGAAACGGTTTCTTTGAGCTCGATTGGAATAACGAATTTATTGAGCAACTCCTCGATGCGGGTTATTCAGGAGAGAGCAACGAACAAATTGTCGATCAATGGTTCAAGACTATTGTGTCGCAAATGCTCGAAGAAGAAGGTCAATCAACTGATCGAGGTATGGGTTACGTAAATGTAACACCGATTGATAAAAACAAAAGTTCGGTATCTTAATGCTTGACACAAGCCAGATCTGGTGTTATAATAGTACTATAAATTATACAAAGGCAGAACTATGTTAGAAATTTTAGGCATTACACTACTTGTTGCATTCGTACAGAATGGCGACTTGTTCTCATTATGTATATCGGGGTGTTCATAATATGGCAACTTACATTCTTGTAGACACAGCAAACACTTTCTTTAGAGCTCGGCACGTTGTACGTGGCGACTTAGATACTAAAGTAGGTATGGCACTACACATTACACTTAACAGCGTTAAGAAAGCGTGGAACGACTTTGATGCAGATCACGTTGTATTTTGTTTAGAAGGACGCAGTTGGCGTAAAGACTATTACGAACCTTACAAGCGTAATAGACAAGAAACTCGCGATGCAATGACTCCTGCACAACAAGAAGAAGATACATTGTTTTGGGAAATCTTTGACGAGTTTAAAGACTTTGTGACTAACAAGACTAATTGCACTGTTATGCGGCATCCGCAACTAGAAGCAGATGATCTTATTGCAGGTTGGGTACAAGCACATCCTAATGATACACACGTTATTATTAGTACTGACGGTGACTTTGCACAACTTGTTTCACCTAATGTAAAACAGTATAACGGTGTTAGCAATACAACTATTACACACGAAGGTTACTTTGACGACAAAGGCAAGCCTGTGATTGATAAGAAAACTAAAGAGCCTAGACCTGCTCCTAATCCTGAGTTTATGTTGTTTGAAAAATGTATGCGTGGTGACACTAGTGACAATGTGTTTAGTGCATATCCAGGTGTACGTAAAAAAGGCACTAAGAACAAAGTAGGCCTTATTGAAGCATTTGAAGATAAGAATACAAAAGGTTACAATTGGAATAATATGATGTTACAACGTTGGGTAGATCACAACGGTGAAGAGCATCGTGTACTAGACGATTACAATCGTAATGTAACACTCTGTGATTTGACTGCACAACCTGCAGAAATTAGAGAGATAATTAACAATACTATTGCAGAAGTAGAGCCTAAAGACATATCACAGGTTGGTATGCGTCTTATGAAGTTCTGTGCTAAATGGGATATGCAACGTATTGCAGATCAGGCAGCAACTTATGCAACACCATTACAAGCGAGGTATCCGAAATGATGATAAAAGCAAAAGAGGTCTTAAAAGACAAGTTCTGGATTGTAGAAGAAGATAATAAAAAGATCGGAACGTTATCCTTTAATGACGATCAGTATATGCTTAGTGATGCTAGTGGTACGCATTTCTTTAATAAAAAGCAACTAAAAAATAAGCTAGGTAAAGAAGTAACTTGGGAAGCATTAACTATTAGAGAAACTCACGTTAGAGAAGTAAAAGGTTTTCCGACTAGTTGTGATCCTTACAACGATATGTATGACGTAACACGTGGATTACCGTTGTTTACTAAGAGTAAAAAATCTAAGAGTTTGTACTGTGCAGGTTATTATATTATCCACTTTGATAAAGGATGGGTTAAATCATTTTGTCCTAAATTAATTACAGTTGAACGTTATGAAACAAAAGGTCCGTTTAAAACTGACTTAGAGATGAGAACAGCATTAAGTAAAGCAAATGCAAGGTAATCTATTATTTTTAGGTTGTAGTCATACAAACGGTTTTTGGGGAGAACGTGATAAAGACGGCATTCTGCAAAAACACGTCGGTGACGAAAACAATTATGCAGAAATATATGCAAACGAATTAGCAGACGATCAATGCTACATTTATTCAAGTGCAGGGGCTTGCAATAGCAAATATCCTAGATGGATACGTCATATGCTTGATATTCATAAAGATATTAAAGGTATTTTTTTACAGTCTACCTATTGGGATAGATGGGTTATGGCAGCTGATCTTAATGAAAGCAATAGAATTATTAAGCCGAATACATTTTGTATGGTACAAAAAGAAACTGATAATTTAATTTTTTATGATGATCTTAATACCACAAACTATGAATTCGTTGAATGGTTCGAAAAAGTCAAATGGGATAGTGTAGGTCCTTATACAGAAGGTTGTCCTGAGTTCAATGGCGGATACAATTGGATTGGTTTTGACACAAATTATATGCATATGAAGTTTCACACTGAAATCAATACACATCTCAAAGCAGAAGAATATCTTAAGGATATTGCATTAATCGATGCGATGGTTGATGTTCCAGTGTATGTATGGCGTATAAATGATAGATCTCAACGTGCAGATAGATTAGATGTTTACAAACCATTAGATAACGTTGTGCATATTGAAACCCCCGCAAATATTTGGTTACTAGATAACTTAAATATTGATATAGAAAAAATGACCATAGACGAAGAGCATTATAATAAAGAAGCACACGAACTAATTGCTCGTCACTACATACCGGAGATACTTAATGGAACCGCTTAATACTACACCTGTACAACAATTCTTACAGCAGGTAAAAGCCGCAGACAGTGGCAATGCTAGAGAAGTTAAATTAGACATCCAAAGTGCAAAAAGACTTGCATTTACACTAGGTGAAGTAATGACTAGGCTCAATGGTAACCTAGAAGAACTACTTGCTAAAAAGGCATCGGGAAATGACGAAGTCATTCAAGTTACGATGGATGGCGGATCTGGGTGGAAATAAACTACGCAGATAACTGCTAAAAGAGATAAATATATGCGTACTTTATTTTAGAGGAAACGCATATGAGTAGACCCAAACCAAACGTGCTCTTAGAACACGTTGATAAAAAAACATATAAAACAGAACAGATCTTAGAAGCAGAAGCAATTTGGGCAGTTTTCTATAAGAATGAGCCTTTTAATCTAAAGTCTGCAAATATGTTAACAAGTTATCCGGGACCTAAATATAAAAAAGTAAGTTTTTCAAATCCCGGACACGCAATCAATTTAGCTAAAAAACTTAATGATCTTTTTTCTTGTAATGATTTTGAAGTGAAAAGACTTACTTTTGGTGAATCTGTTCCCTTAATCCAATGAACTGGAAAGAAACCTACACCAAAATATTCTTAAAACAACTAGGGAAAACCTTTAACGAGGTTGCCCTTAAAGAATATATGCCATTATGGTGGCAGAATACTAGAGCTAAATCAGAAGGTGGTTTAAGACTTACTGACGAAGGTTTTAGAATGGTAACAGAAGATTTAGAGTTATCAACTTATGATGTTCCGTATCCTGTAGACTTTGAATTAACAACACAAACTGTTCTATTCTTAGACAAGTTTATTAGCTGTCCTTACTATATGGGCCGTAGAGGTATTACAGTAACGGACGAAAAGAAAGCACTCGAACTGCATCTTTTCTCAGGTGACATCCGAAAATACGGCTTAAACAAAGCAATGAAGCGACAAGAAAAAGATTAACTTTTTGGCAAATAAGTGGTTGACATTTGGCCTTTTATAGCGTATTATATATACATACTTAGAAATAAACGCACTGATCTAGTAAGAGGAATACAAAATGGAAGCTACAGCAACTCGCACCGTATCACCGAATAGCGCAAAATCTGCTATTAAACACGCATTAATTAAGAATCGTCCAATCTTTATTTGGGGACCTCCAGGTATTGGTAAATCAGATATCGTTGCACAGATTACTGATTCACTAAAAAACTCGCATTTGATTGACATTCGACTATCACTTTGGGAACCTACAGATATTAAAGGTATTCCATATTATAGTGCAAATGACAATGCTATGGTATGGGGTGCACCTAGCGAATTACCTACAGAAGAATTTGCTAAACAATATGATAACATTGTTATCTTTTTTGACGAAATGAATTCGGCAGCGCCAGCAGTACAAGCGGCAGCATACCAACTCATTCTTAACCGTCGTGTAGGACAATATAAACTGCCCGACAATGTTCGAATTGTAGCGGCTGGTAACCGTGAAGCAGATAAAGGTGTTACATACAGAATGCCAGCACCGTTGGCAAACCGTTTTGTTCACTTAGAGCTTGCAGTCAGCTTTGATGACTGGTTTACTTGGGCAGTAGACAATAAAATTCACAAAGACGTAGTAGGTTTTCTTAACTTTAGTAAGAAAGACTTATATGACTTTGATCCAAAATCTCCAAGCCGTTCTTTTGCAACACCACGTAGTTGGTCTTTTGTAAGCGAATTGCTTGAAGACGAGCTTGACGAAAACACAACTACTGATCTTGTTTCGGGTTCAGTAGGCGAAGGGTTGGCTGTCAAGTTTATGGCGCACCGTAAAGTTGCGTCTAAGATGCCTAATCCAACTGATATTTTAAATGGTAAGGTAAAAGAGCTGAAGACTAAGGAGATCAGTGCAACGTATTCCTTAACTGTCT